GCCGAAGTCAGCAATATCATTGCCATACTGTCTCTCAGGATCGTAACTAGAGACATATTGTTTGGTGGAGTTATCCCACTGTTGCATATCGGATGGCCAAAGTTCCGGAAACAATTCCAATACCTTGTTGGCCAGGTCACCGATTAGTGGGGTGTTCTTATCAGTCAGCCAAAAGGCAAAACACTTGTCAACAAGTTTCCGTTCCTTGGTCACAGATGAGTCAAGGAATTGGGTCATGTGGAATTTAGTGGCTTGCCTTTTAATGTCACAGCTAGAGTTGGGGTTTCCGCCCCAGACTTCGGGAGTGTACTTACGCGCGAGGTATTCAATAGAACCGCCACGTGCCACTCTGTTGGTCTTCACTTCTAGCCCCATTGTCTTTGCGGCTTGTGTTAGACTTTTCTCTGATACGTCTGACATCAACGCATCATCACCAAAAGCTAGTCCTAGCTTCAACCAGCTAGCAAACTCGTCGGCTCCATCAAAGCAATAAGCAAGGTAATACATAAATGCCGTGGCTGTTGTGTCTTCCCAAGACGTCAACATCCCGCCAGACACCACGCACCATCCTGTCCAGTAAGTCTCACCAAACTTGGACCGTACGGTCTTGTTGTAATTACGCTTGACTGCATCATACATGGCTGATAACCATTTAGCTTTGAACCCGGCTGCCATGATTCTTCTGAACAGCTCTCGTGGCACAACGTTAATGTGACCATCGAGATGTACGCCGTCAGACGAATCAACAAAGGCTAAGGCTTCGTGACAGATGCGAGCGACCCTTCCGCTCAGTTTGTCCGGAGTCTTACCTGGTCCATACCAGTGGAAACGTTTGAAGTAGTCAGTCAACGGATAGGCGAATTGAGCTAAATCTAGCTTGTCCTTGGGATCCATCATAGTGATCGGTCGAGTGTCTTTCGGATAAGGATAGACTTCTCCTTTCATCATCATGGTAGCCCGAGTATCAGCATCATAATCCTCATATTCGTCTATTTGACGTTTCTGGCTGGGCCGAGTTTGCCGTTCGGCCACTTCATCCATAGATACTGGGTCTAATGAGGCGTCATGCGGGAAGCAAAGCTTCACGAAATCATCCATACATTTTGAGACCTTGTAAGGTATGGTGTCCACTCTGTCGGTTTTCAGGATTTCAACGCGGAAATCTATGGCTCGTTGGTCGTTACCTAAACACTTGTCAGGTGCAAAAGCCCCATCTACCAAGGGTTCCATAAATTTAACCATTGTTGGTTTGGCGTCAAAATCAACCTGCCCTCTCCTGTCCACCCATTGGTACCGGTGTACCCCGGTGGTCAAATCGACTCGGATATCGGTAGGAACGTAGGTAGTCTTGTGGTAAGCCCACAACACTTTGTTACCTTCTTCACTACCGTCTTTCCCCTCGTGTTTCTCACGTCGCATTTCCAGACAGACTGCTGCATTGGATATGTCTCCCTTACGGGTGACAGCATCATTGTAAATCGCGTCGTCGGTTGAACACAACACAGTGGCTGACGAATATTGGCCTAAACGAGCAGTTGACACTTTGAGCCCATCAAGATCATTGATCTTGAGACGCGCAAACTGTCCTTGTACTGGTTCCAGCCGGGTTAAATCTTTAGCCGCTAGTTGATCGTTCAAAAACCACGAACTTATTCCAGAGAATCTGTTCAGTGGTGTTAGCAAAATGAGTGAGTGGTCCGGGTCCATCTGGCGACGTTCAATTGCATAAGTGGCGTACTCGAGTGTGAACATCCCTGTCACATCTTTCCGCACAACCCGCAAGGCGTCACCAGACCAGTCCCATAGTTGATGCACATAATGTCCTCCACCGCTGACCAAATAATCAATGGTGTTGTCCTGATTGAAACAATACTTGTATTCTCCTACGGATTTACCAGCTGTAGAAGGGGTAAAAGTATACAACAGAATCGGCTTGTCGAATTTCAAAAGGAAAGACGGCATGTCAATATAATAGTCAACATCAACCATGACTATCATATCTCTGTCTTCAACAGTAACATCTCTGCATCCCATGTAGACATCTTTGGCCCAATGGAAATCACGTACGACGACTCTACCATTACGGTCATCTGCTTTGCTGCCTTGGTAGAACACAGCTCGGCGGCCAGTAATTTGGGCGATAGTGTCGGCGTACCTTGATGCCGTAGTTCTCGATGCAGCTGACTGGGAATGTGTATGTCCCCGAGTGGCTCGCACTGGCAC